GTAGGCTTGTACACATTAAGCCCATGCCCATACAGCATATTAATCTGCTTGGTTATCAAGCGAGGAAGTAGTCGGTTCTTTTTGATATCTGAGGCGATCTCTTCGCACTTCAGATTGTTGAAGCCACGACTGCAGACTTGGAATCCTTGGATGCTCTGCCATTGCATATCCGGAAAATTACTATCATTAAGTACCGGAAACATAGGATCAGGATCCAGCACTGACGAGAGCGGAGTATCACCGATTTGAAACGATATCACATTATCGTCGTCAAGATAGCAACCGTAGTTGCCTACCATTTTAAGGTTGCTTTTACTCATAGCCAATCTATTTTATGAAGTTTGAAACCATCTTGTGGAAAGCCCATATACCGGATCAGTATGCGGTAGCACATCTTTGGCTCACCGTCTGCATCACTGAAGAGGAAGAAGTTATCACTATCAATGCTGAACCGTTCCTCCGGAAGTTGGGTGCGCCATTTGCATCCTTCCTTAACCGTTAGATTAGGTATTGCCTCCCCTCTATGCCTTGAGCATGGGAAGAAGGCAATGGTGAAGCATCCATTGAAGAGCTTCGAGATCTCTTTAGCCCATTGCATCGCCTGAATACCTGTCATTGTCATTTCCATGCCCGAAAGTAGTAGGTTTCGGGGTGCGCCAAAAGGACGCGCCCAAGGTTTGTCATATTTTCAGAATTTCCGGGAGGGGTGAGCAGCAAGGTGAAAACTCAGCGGTGCGTGTAGGTATGCGCCTTGCAAGAAAAATACGTTTTGAATTTTTAAAAGCAAAGGGTTATTTCCCAATGGTTTAAATATTTTTTTGATGTCAAACAGTTCCATTATTATACTTTTGCTGATATATTTTTAGGGTGAAAAATAGCTGTTATATTGCCAAGTTATCGGGTAGATTATCCGGCATTGATGATAATTCGCCCTGTACTCTGTTTCCATAGCGACCAAAAAGAAGGTAAATTAAGGAGCTGGGGAGCTGTGTTGTTAGTCCGGCTTGGTTCTTTAATGGTACTTTCTTTTCAGATGATTTATCAAGCTCTATACGCCCTTCTGTTTTCTTCAGTGGTGAAAGCATAATAGAGCTGCAAAGGTTTTTGCACTCGTTTTCATCTATCAATATCTCAGGCAAAACATTACTACGACCGCCAAAGATGAGCAACAATAATTTGAACTGCTGCCAATAGTAAATTGTGGCCTGACCCTCGTTCATCAGCTCGACCTCGAAGCCGTAACTTTCGAGTTCGCGCTTTAACGCTCGGCTGTCGGTGGTGATTTGTTCCAGTTCTTCACGACGTTTGTTGCCGGCGCGGTCGGGATATAGAATAATTCGCTTATTGATGGAGTCCGGACCGAAGAACTCGTAGAACTGGCGGGCGAGTTCCGGTTGTTCTTCGGGGTAGCAACAATAGAACTCTTTCAAGACGCGGAGCTGACGACCGTAATTCTTTTCCTGAGCGACAGTCAGGGATGAGAAATGGCCGGGGTCGTAACCTACAAGAAGCTCATCGTGTTTGCTGTAGTATTTCAGATATCGAGCTGTAAGGATGAAGTGTTCCCGAAGGTCGAGTTTCAGAATGGACTCATAAATGTAGCTATCGGAAAATTGGTGTTTTTCCTTGTTGTAGCTGGCGAAGAACTTATTAATCACTTCCTTGTGACGGATGGCACAAATGGAAGTAAGGAACTCATCCATGTCGAGGGTTTCGAGCTGGGTTTTAAAGAACTTAGGACCGAGGATATCCTTATTACAGAAAGAGCTGGCACGGACATACAGGGTGGCGTTCCGGCGCATGTCGGCCAGGCGAGGATTCCAAAGGGCAATGATGCGGTCTTGCTTGATGATTTCAAGACGGATGCGCTCAAGGGTGACGGGATTGGTGGTTTCGCGTTGTGCATTTATCAGTTTGTATTTCTGATAGATAGCGGCATTTACGTGAAGTGCAACGGTAGATATTTCTTCCAGAAGTTTGTGATCCATGTGGCGTTCGTATTCTTCGAACCAGTCGTCTTCGCCAAGGTCAACGCGGGCGGTATCGGATACACCGGTGATGCCCTGGTAGTATGGAGAGCGACGAATATCGGCACTGGATCCACGAAGTGAGGGGAACAAACGGGTTTTCAGCTTTTCACCTTTGTTGTGCTTCATCTCTTCGATGATGGCATGGACGGCAGACCGTCCGGCGACGGATTCGGGCTGGTCGGAACTGACGAGCTGGATGTGATGGCCATCACGAAAGACGACGCTATGCTTGGGGTACGATATGGGATATCGAGGTCGGCGAAAGTGCGATGGAAGTTTGGCTTCGCCAACAACGTAGTCGATGCCGTACTCAAGCATGGGGCGGACTTTACCGGCGACGGTGACGGGCTTGGAAAAGTAGGCCTGTAGGTTTGGCCAGACATTGGTCATGAGGGCGACGTAGGTCTTATGTACCAGGAAGGAAAGTTCACCGGGCATATCATTGGCCACACGGATGATGCGGGGGCCGGTGATACCTTCGGTCTTTCCTCCGGCACGGGCAACCTCGGCAAACACGTTGTTGGAGTCGATGACATTGACCTGAATTTGCATCTGGTTCATGTAGTAGCGTTCGAAGCTCGTTGTTGCGTCGAAGGTACTCTCTGAAGATGACAGAGAGCTTGAGGATTGGCTATACAGTTCTATTCCCATGTTATTCCTCGTTTAGTTCTTCGTATTCCGCCTCCTGGATATCGGCATCGCGGAGGAGACGCTTCTTTTCAACTTTCTCGATAGGAAGACTGTCGATGAGATTGAGGTAGAAGCCTTTATTGTGCTTGGCGGCAATTTCCTTGAGTGAGGCTTTGCTGTAACCGAGGTCTTCAGGACTGAGTTCCGGAGAGATAAGGAAGACGATGCCAAGGTCGCGGTCGGCTTCGGCGATTTCGGAGGCACGGCGGCGGCACTCCAGAGCAGCGGCATAACATTTCCCCATCGTTTTATAATCTTCAGCCGCAGCGCAGAGTTTGGCTAAGTCCTCATATTTATCGGCATAATTCGACTCCCACACCTTGATAGATACATTGTTATCAATGCTGAAGTAATTAATTGCAGCATAGATACGAGCCTTACAGGTACGTTCGTCGATGTTGATTTGCTGCTGGGCATTGATGCGCTGGCGCAATTGTTTGGCTGCACGGGTGATGTTACGTTCGTACTCGTATATCTCAGCAGCCCACTGGAGCTGCTTTAGGAAAAGCTGTACGTCGGCAGGAATTCCATCACACTTCCCGGTAGTGAGGAAAGAGGATATCAGGTCTGGGTGTATCTTGTCAAGAGTGTCGAGTTGAGTCATATTCCAAAGAGTTGATTTCTAAGGTCTTTTACTGTTCTTTCTTTTTTCCGGGTTTCGAGAGTTTCGATGGCGGAGACATCGCCGGCTTCAGCTTTTTTGGCGAGCTCGGCATCTATGTTGTACTCACCAAGGGCACATCCGTTGCGGTAGGCATCGTTGTACACATCACCAGGAAGGATAAGACGAATGGTAAGGGCTACCTTCTCTTTATCTCGGAGTCCGAGAAGAGAGCAAATGCGATGGGGAGTGTATCCCAGTGCGCCGAAGGTGCGCACTTGAGATACATACTCGTCACCGATAAGGATTGCCTTATCTACGTCGGAGGTTGGGGTGAGTTCCTGTTTCATTGTTTTCTATATCATTTATGAATTTGTATATCTGATATATAACTTGAGGCACCATAGCATTCCCATAGGCTTTTATAGCCTCAGTTCTCCACCGATTGTAGACACTTCTTCGCTGGGTATAGCTGACTCCTTTAAAAATGGCATCAATATCCAGCAGGTTGGAAATCCCATCATCTCCTCCACAAATAGGGGGTTGAGTTGGGAAGTTTTGCCAGTACCGTAATCCGCATGTATTTCCCCACGCAGACTTGCCCGTTGAAACGAACTGTTTTTCCTGGTTGAACCTCCCTTCCAATCTGTCGCCATAGGTGTATTCATCAAATGGAACAGTCTCCCGAGTCCTACACTCCCGTTCGAACCGTTCTGGTTCACTTTTCTTGGTGTTCCATTCTTGGTTAGAATAAAGTGGTCGTTCCGTCCAATCACAGCCCCAATTGAACTGTCTACTGCTTGAGGAGTAGGAAGAAGTCCCCCATATACCAATTGGCTCAGCAGGCTGTTGTATGTTGTTCCGTTCCGATATCCCTTCTTCATGGCTCTCTCCTTCATGCTTTCCGGGGACTCGCAATGTTGAACAGTTATCGGAGTTTGCAATAAATTCATACGGATATATTCCGATATTCCTTTCTGCTTGCTGTTCGGACCTCTCTTTTTGTAGTCGGAAGCTGTTATTGTTGGCAATAAACCAGACTCTGTCTCTCCTATGGGGGGCACCGACGGCACAAGCCGGAATAACCATCGGTTGGACAGTATATCCTTCGGCTTCAAGATCTTTGCAGATTGTCTCGACGACATACTCTTGTCCCTGTTCTCTCTCTTTTCCCGAAGAAGATTTGCTTTCCAAATCAACCTCCTTGCCGGGTTGTACCATTGAGAGGATTCCAGCAACATTTTCACCAATAATCCAAGGTGGCTTGATTTCTCGTATGGCACGTTTAAATTCTGGCCAGAGATAACGGTTATCTTCCGCTCCCTTTCTTCGTCCGGCCACACTGAATGGTTGACAGGGGAATCCACCGGTAAGGACATCAATTTTTCCTTGCCACTCTCTAAAATCTGTTTTTGTGATATCATCATAACTTTTTGAATTACAGAACCAATAATTAAGTACTTGCTTACAAAATGGGTTAATTTCACAATGAAATGCATTTTCCCAACCCAACCAATGAGCCGCCAGTTCTGGCGCACCTATTCCACTAAAAAGCGATGCATGTCTCATTGTAATATCTTGTTTTTAGCTGCTAAAATATCAGCGGTTTCCTCAGCATTTAATAACTGTCCAGCTCTTACTAACCGTAGCGGCTGAGATGGAAACATATTCTGGTATCTTAAGATTGTGGCAGTGACATAACGCGGATCGATTTCCATTGCGTGGCAGATGCGGTCAATCTGTTGGCAGGCCATGAGTGTTGATCCGGATCCGGAGAAGAGGTCAACAACGATCTGACCGGGAGTGCTGGAGTTGGATATCGGATAAGCCATGAGTGCAATAGGTTTCATAGTAGGATGAAGACTGGAGCGTTGTGGCTTATCGAAGTTCCAGACGGTGGTCTGTTTACGGTCGGAGTTCCATTGATGGCCGGCACCTGGTTTCCAACCATAGAGGCAAGGTTCATGTTGCCATTGGTAATCCTGGCGTCCCATGACCATAGTGTTCTTTGCCCAGATGCAGCATTGGGCAATTTTGAAACCGGCTTTCCGAAGAGAGGCACGGAAGTTCTCACCTTCGCTGTCGGCGTGGAAGATGTAGTAGGAACCGCCAGGCTTGAGGATGGCAAACATGATGGAGAACACTTGCTTGAGGAAGGTGGCGAAGAGGTCGTTTTCCATCGAGTCATTTTGGATGGTGAGTTCGTCTTCAGTGCCGCCTTCGTAGTTGACGTTGTAGGGCGGATCGGTGACGCATAAGTCAGCATGCTGGTCGTTCATCAGCGCGGAGACATCGGATTTGGAACGGCAATCGCCGCACATCAGACGGTGATTGCCGAGGAGCCAAATGTCACCAGGTTGGGCGAAGATTGCGGTGGTATCTTCATCTGAAGGAACAGTGAAGTCAACTTCATCTTCAATAACTGCATCGGATTCGTGTTCCTGGGCGAATAAGGGGGAGGTTTGACCGAAGTCGATGGCTTTGACTTCATAGCCAAGGTTGAAGCGTTGAAGGGTATCGGAGTCGATATTGTACTTCTTGAATAAGAGGGTGTCCGGATTCTTGGTGGCGAACTCGGAGTTGTAGGCGGCGATTTCTTCGACAGCTTCTTTTTTGTCGGCGGCGAAGATGGGTTCGTAGGGAATATCAGGGATAGTGAAGCCAGCCTTCCTGAGTGCGATCAGTGCTTTGCGACGTTGATGAGCATCGATGATCCAGAGTTTTCCGTCAGGATCCTTCCAGGCTTTGAATGCGTACTTGAAACCACGGGTGATGATGAGCATCTGTAGTTTCGATAACTTATCAGGATCCGACTTTTTAAAGTCTTCCTGAAGCTCCAAGAATGAATCCAGCGGGGCGGTTGGTAAACCACCCAAATTAAATACTTCTATTAGCTTTTCCATTTTACTTTGAATTAAAATCTTGCAATATTACTTTGAATAGGGCCTCACGTTCACGATGGCGACGGAGGTTCTCTTTATCCTGAATGCGCCGAGTCTGCCGGTCGGCTCGCTTCAGGTAAGATTCGTATCTGCGGATGTTGTCTGCTACATTCTTGTGCAAGCGTAGAAACTCATGCGGATCCGTCTTCAGTAACTTCGTCAGTTGCGCTCTCTCTGACTGATGAGTTATGAGCGGATGAATGTAGAGGAACTTCCCAGTGTCGTTGAACGATTGCAGCTCGTCGAAGGCTTGTAAGTTCCGGATCCGGAGTTCCACCATGTCCATGATGTCACGCTTGACCGGATTTTTATCCAGGCGTTCGTCGAGCTGCTTCATTTGCTTCCAGGTAACCACACGATCATTGTAGATGAGTGTGGCTATTTGGACTTGCGGGTCGAAGAGGTTGTCCCAGTCGATTTGCGGGTACTCCTCGTGCTTTTGGATTTTGCCGGAGCTGCTACCGGCTGCTCTTTTTTTTTCTCAGTTTCCAGAGCTTGTTCGGCTTTTTCAGCACGAGTTTCGGCTTCTTCTTGGGCTTCTTCCGCTTCTTCGGCACGCTGTTCAGCTTCATCGGCTCTTTCTTCGGCTTCTTCGAGGGATTGCTCCAGCTCTTCTATTTTTTCAGATGCTGGAGAATTTGTGGTATCGGTACTGGTAGCCTCATTAGTGGCAGGGATGCCATTATCAGTAGTAGTTTCGCTGACCGGAGGAGTTTCGCCGCCAGTACCGGCAGTCTCATCAGTAGCAGTGGTGTCATTGTCAGTGGCAGTAATTGCGTTGGCTGAAGGAGTTTCGCTACCGGTACCGGAAACTTCTGCAACGGCCTTCAGTTCATCTAACTTCTGACGACGGAAGGCGCGAATGTTTTCCCTGGTGGTATGATCCAGCAAGGAATAGAGGATTTCATCTGCGTACCTTTTCGGATCGCGAGCATAAGTTCTCAACTGAGGAAGCCAGGGACACCCCTTTCGCAATAATTCAAGGTCATATATTGCAGCATCCGGATTGCGCAGGGCATTGAAGTGGAGTTTCTTTTCTTTGAAATTGTACATAGCTGTAGGATTTAAAGAAACAAGCTAACGCAACTGAATTTAGACCAGCAGGTTAGCTTGTTAATGATGATTTTTAAGCTGTCTGGATACGAGTACCCTGGACTTCGACAAGCGTAGACGGGTCCATGACACGGAGCGTGATGGAAGAGCCAGCCTTGGCTGTCCAGGTAGCACCATCCTCCAAAGTAAATGCTGCACCATCGGCAATGGTAGCAGCCTTGTCGGTACCGGTACCTTCGAGAGTGATGTAGCGACCTTTATCGTTGGCTGTGAGACCTGATATCGCATTAATAGCGTAAGTTGCTGCTGATCCGTTCGGGATTTCGTACCGGTTGTTCTGAGGAGATATCGCCAAGGTTGCTGAGTCAGCAGCATGCTTGGCTGCAGGAACACGGATGATATCACCTGCGTATTTGTAATATTGGTCGATGCTGGTGCGCTTGAATGTAAAGGTTACATAGCGGCCATCCTTATCATTCTTGGATTCATAAGAGGATAGCACCATCGGCCGGTCGTAATTGCCGAGAATATACCATTGGTCCTCTCCCACTTCCTTAAATATGATGATGAACTTACCACCGGCATGTTCTTCAATAAAGGTGAGAAGCTGATCGCGCATGCCTCCCATAATCATCACAAAATTGTTTTCTCCGCTGGTGGTGATATCACCTTTCTCCCCTGTTGATGTATATGTGGGAATATCGTGGGCTTCGAAATACTTCATGTATTGTCCGGCCTTCATCGGCAATGTACCGACCTCCCGATTTGAATTAGGCTTCGGAAAAGCTACATCGGGATTGATTTGGGATATTTCAATCAAATAGGCCTTATATGCTATATTCGAGCCATGAGTTTTGCGATCGGAAACGTCTTCGATATCACCGATGACCATCATAGCGGCAAATGAGGTACCGGCAAATCCGGTGAGACAAAAGGAAGAGGATGCAGGCTCCAGGAGCATGCCAATGACGAAGATAAATGCAATCAATGTCATTAGTGAGAGAAAGAAGCGAACCTGCATTTTGCGGGCAGCTTGGTTTCCTTTATAAAAAGGATTTGAAATTTTTCTTGCTTTCATATTAAATAAAATGATGGGTTAAAAGAAAGGGCGGGCTACTAAACCCGCCCCAGTCACCTAAAAACAATTAATTACCAGACTAACAAGGGTTATCTTACGCCGGGAATATTGGGTTGCAATGCGGCGTTGACCTTACGGACACCACCTACCTGACGCTCAAGTTCCAGGAAGTTTCCGGAGCTGTTCAAAATCACCATGATGTAATCACCTACCTTAGTAGGAGCATAAGCTGCTGTGATATCAGCAAACTTGTCAGACTTTGCGATGGTGGTCGCATTCTCAGTTGCTCCGCACTCAATGATGTAAGCTACACCGGCCTTGGCATTAGTGATGTCAGTAATGGCTTTTGCTTCAGTGTTGGCTGCAGTAATCTGCCAGAAGCCTTTGGAAGCATCTACAGTGGTGGCATCAGCTGCCATGTCAACGGCGGGTTTATTCATGAATATTTGCTGCCATTCATAGTTGTTTGCTTTCAGTTTATCCAGACTATCGAAACGGCGGCCAGTGAATGATGCTGCACAACCTTCTTTCCAGGTAGACCATGCCTTGATGAGTTCCATGTCTTCCTTGACTTTGATAGACATCATTTCGCCTGGTATATATTCCAGGAACTGGAGATTTCCAGGAACGTCCATGAACATGAGGGGAAGCTGGCCAAGATACGGAAGCCATACAATGCGGACACTCGTATCAGGAACAACGTTCTTGTAGCTGTCCGGTCCGGTGAAGTCAATATCCTTGCCATATTTGGCGCGAACATTCTTGATCCACCAAGGCTGATGAGTTTTGTTCAGATACAGAACATGGTTGTCGATTTCCATGTCTTCCGTGCAGGAAGTGATGATGTCGGCAACGAAATCCTGAACGGCATCCAGCATATCGGCATCGGTATAACCGCGATATGCACTGTCGTCATGAGGAAGAATCTTAAACTCATGCACGTAGCGGATCAGAGTGTGGATGATACCTGTGGAAGCATTCAGATAGCTGCCAGCGACTCCGGTTTCGGGTTTCACATAAATACCACGCATGCGGCGTTTGTTCTGCTCTACCTGTGCGGTTTCCAGAGAGTTCAGTATACAGAACTCAATCATATTCCACTTAATCGGATCGGAACCTTCCTTGTTCAAGTAGCCGATATACATACGCTCCAGTTCTTTCATCGGTCCGAACTTGAGTTTGATCATGGCATCGTCTACATGGCCCATCTCGTTCTCGAGCTTCATGTCACCCTTCCAGATTTCACCCTGCTGGTAGGCCTGGGAAACTTCGGAGAAGAAGGCGTTGAATACGAGGTCATGGTCCTGGATACCGTAGCGTACCGGGAAGTACTGGGTGAGGTCGCGTTTTGCGAGGACACGCGCAATCAAAGCATCCTGGCGAAGAACAACATACTGGTCGCCAACTCCGGCGGTGTTAACACCTTCGTAGTTGGTTCCGAACTCACCGGCTGCCAAACGCTTGGCGTCGAGCATGCCATTGGCGTGCAGGTAAGCGTAGCGTTTCTGCAGAGAGCGAGAGAAAGCAACGGCTTGCTTGCGGAAGGCAACTCCTTCAGTTTCCTCATCCCAACTGCCAAGTCCTGCAGCTGCTGCCGGATTGATGGTGATTTGATTCCAGCGTTCGCTCATGGAGAACATGGGGTTCTCGATGCCAAATAGGAACTTGGCACGATCTGCCGGGCCGGTGAAGGTGGCAGTGGTGGCGGTGACGGTCTGAATGGGACGGTCTTCGTTGGCACGGTTTTCCATTGTGGAAATCAGCCCTTGGACAGCTTGAGCAAGTTGTACCATACCTTCGCCTGTTGCTTGAGTAGTTTCAGTGGGCTTTTCTTCTCCAGTAACAGTATTCTCGGGATTGACAATACTATCAAGAATACCTTGTACCTGGTTCATCTGCTCCTGAGTTATCGGAGCAGCAGTATCGGTGGCTTGTGCAGCCATGTCAGCGGCCAAATCTTCCTGGAGAGTTGATTGATACTCTTTTTGATAAGTATCGACAAGCTGCTTCCATTCTTCATCACTCAGATTGTTGGCTTTAGCTTTGTCCAGCAACTTCAATTTCTGCAGGACGGTTTGAATTCTTTCTTTAATATTCATGTGAATGAAAAAGTTAAGTTATAAATAGTTGAGAGCGTTCTTTTTGATGGTTTCCAGATTCGTGTAAGCCCGTCCAAGGTCCACGGCCTTGGCAACGGCTTCGAGGAAGGTCATGGAACTGTCGATGAGTTTCTTTTCAATGGCATGAGGAGTATCGAACGTTTCGCCCCGGAAGACAGGATCGTCTTCCGGGAGCTCACTCAGTTCCGGACGGCTTGTGCGTACTTCATTTAGGAACTGCTCAGTGAGCGGGTTCAATACATCTTCGACGTATTGCTTCGGATTGCCGGTACGCAAGTCGTCATACTTTTTATTCTTAAGGTCTGATTTTTCAGCGGTTTCCCTAATGATTTTAATACCGAGCTTCTCGTAATAGCCACTAAAGTCATAGGTCTCGATCATGGTACCAATGCAGCCGATGACATCGTTGGCTGTAAGTGCGGCAATTACGTTGGAGTGGCAGGTGATGTAATAGCAGGCAGAACAATTGCATTGTTCGACAAGGCTTATTATGGGTTTGCTCAACGAACGCATGGTTTCGCTGAGTCTATCAAGATACCAGGCTTCTCCACCTGGAGAGTTGGCATGGATGAAGTGGCAGGAAATGGCCGGGTTGGCTTCGGCATCCAGGATATCTCGCTCAAATTGCTTGGAAGAAAAATACCAGCGGCTGTCGGCGGTGATAAATCCCCAAATGCGATGGTAGGCAATGCTACCTTCCGGAAGTTCGTCGGATGAGAAGTCACTGGTAAGAGTTACTCCCTGAAACTCGGAAAGAGCATGCAGTTGCTGCTGAATTTTAGCGAGGGCCTTATCTGCCAAATCCTTATATGTAGGCGGATCATCGTCGAAGAAGAAAGCTGATGGTGTAGGCGAGTCATTTACTATCAAAGGAAAAGCATCCATCATGGCAGAAGAAAGGCCTTCTGCCGTGATGAGAAGCTGGTGAGTGTTTGATAAAAGAAGCTGGCGGAGAAAAGTTCTGTTCATTGCATATCTTTTCAGCGAAGATAGGCAGCTTACAGAAGGGGGTGAAGGACGTTACTGGAGGGGGGATTTGAGCATTTTACACTCTATTTTCAGAGTTGCAGAGTTCAGATTTGGGGAAATGGAGACGATGGCCGGTATCTTATTGTCTCCGATGTTGAACTTCCGGTACCTGGTATCCCTGAATTCAACGATAGCAAATTTGCCTGAAGAAAAATCACGAATCACATCTGCAGGAGGAAGATCGACAGTGATATCTTTGTTGCAGTTAAAGCACCGGCCGGCTTCGGAATCTTCCGGTACCGGAGCAAAAGTAAATTCATCGGCAGTGAAACGATAGATATCCTGATGCATCTTGGCGATAGGATATACATTGATTTGGATAGATAGTTCTCTCATTGTGATTATATTTATTTGATATTCAATAGGTTCGCCACACATAGGACATTTTGTCCGCCATTTTGGGACAAAAAGCATAGTTTGGTCGGTGATTTTTTAGCTCTTTTTTAACTTCTTTTTATAGTCCCGACGCCTTTTTCTCTTTCGAATGTTTTCTCGCCACCGATAGAAGTTTTTTAGCAAAGCATCTTCAGTAATGCTGTCAATGCAATAGGAACAAAGGAATTTATGAACGATGTCGAGGTTGTTAAGTTCATGGCCGTTCAAGTCATTCTCATCCATAGCGGTATGAAGATCACGGTTGAACATACGGCGTACTTCATTCTCTATGACCTTGGCAGCACGTGGGGATAGGTAGTTATAGACTTGTGGATCCTTCCCTATTCGCCTGTCCGGAAGAATAATGGTGAGATTGCCATTATCAACCGGAGATTGATTCTGATGACGACGGGCCATCAGGGTCCAAATAGCGTGATACAAATCTGTATTGTCAGGAATTCTAATGGGTTCATCTGCGCCATTGTTATATTTTCCACGCAGATATTCAGCAAGGTAAGGTGTAATCATAATGCTTGTTGTAATCATGGCTTTTTCCTATAAAGATATTTTTGAAATAGTTTTTGTTCATTTTCGCGTCCTACCGTCCAACAGTCCAACAGGATTATTAAAGTTACTGATTATTATTTAGTTATACAAATTTACCAAGAAGAAAATACTGTTGGATGGTGTCCAACACGT